CGGGATGTATGAGTCTATGGCAGATGATGCGTCCATCTATGAATTCTATGCGACGTCCAAGGCACGGATCTTCCATGACGCCTTCGAGGATTCTGGCTTCAAGGTGGGCGCGGGTCTTGTCTGGAAGAAGGACCGGTTGGTGCTTACGCGGACAGACTGGAAGTACATCCACGAGCCGATCATCTGGGGCTGGAAGCGGAAGGGCAAGCATATCTGGTATGGGGACCAAAAACAGACGACTGTATTTGAATTCCCCAGAATCAAGTCCTCGAAGAAGGAGGGCTATGATCACCCGGACGCAAAGCCAGTGCCCCTCATCGCGTATCTGATCCAGCAGTGCACCCAGACGAACAGCCTTGTCCTCGATCCGTTCATGGGATCTGGCACGACACTGATTGCCTGCCAGCAGCTTGGAAGGATCGCCTACGGTATCGAGCTGGAGCCGAAATTTGTGGACGTCGAGGTGATGCGATTCAAGAAGGCACTCGAGGATGAAGGTGAGAGTGCAGATATCTATCTTATCCGTGACGGCCAGAAGCTTACCCTCGAGGAAGCAGTCGCGGTAATGCCGCCGGAGGAGCGTTCATGAGCATGTGCTCATCTTCCAAAAGCTACGGCAGATCTTTGTTCATAATTCCTGCTGATATCAGTTGCTATTACAGCGCCTCAGAGTGATGTATGTACTACCAAAACAAAGGAGGCACACAGCCATGAGAGCAAACTACAACAGGACAGGAAAAGAGAGAAAAGAACTGGTGAACGCAATCGCCGAGATCACCGGAGAGAAGGCCGAGTACAAGTTCGTACCGACCTGCGCCTACGAGATCGGAGACATCACGGTCGACAAGGACGGCGGGGTCAGCTGCGAAGATGAGGAGAAAATGCAGAAGGTAATGGAAGCCCTGAAAGAGAAAGGATTCACCGCTGAAGATGAGCAGGACACCGTCGAAAGCACTGCAGCAGAACAGCCTGAGCAGGAGCCAGAAGAGCAGACGGAAGCTCCTGCCGAAAATGAACCAGAAGATGAGAAGCCTTCGCTTACGATCATTCTCCCGGTGGATTCCGCAAACATCGGAACTCTTCTGAACCTCATCAGCGCGAAGGACAGCCTGATCAAGAAGGCACTCGGGGTCACGGACACCAGCATCCGCTTTACGGATGAAAAGGTTGAGTTCCCCTGGTTCGACCGGGAGCTGACGCCGGAAGAGACGAAAGCCTACACGATCTTCATCGCTCAGCTCTGCAAGCTCTCGAAGGAGCTGAAGCATGCAAGCAAGAGGCCGGTGGAAACGGACAACGAGAAGTACGCCATGCGGACCTGGCTTCTTCGGATGGGCTTTATTGGACCAGACTTCAAGGCAGCCCGGAAGATCCTGCTCAAGAACCTCTCCGGAAGTTCCGCTTTCCGAAATGGCGCTCCCAAAAAGAAAGCAGCAGAGAATGAGGAGGTGGCAGAATGAGATTCCCAAGCGAAGAAGTGATTCGAAACCTTCGTGAGCACTACCCGGCAGGAACCCGGGTGGAGCTCCTTCAGATGGACGATGTACAGGCACCGCCGATCGGCACGAAAGGCACCGTCGTTGGTGTGGATGATGCCGGATCCATTATGGTCCGCTGGGACAACGGCAGCGGCTTAAGTGTAGCCTACGGAATGGATTGCTGCCGGTCACTGGTTCCAGAGTTTACACAGACGGTACGCGATCAGCTGATGGCGATCCGAGATTCCGGTGAGACGAACATGCTGGATGTACCGATGGTTCAGCGTCTTGCCTTTGACCACGAGTATTACGAGCTGGTGAGCTTTATCGAGGAGCACAAGGAATCTTATGTGACCTTCATCATGAAGGGCGAAGTCTAAGATACACAGTTTCCGCACAAGAATTTTGTGCAGTTTATGGTCTACATTTCCTTGCTATCACAGCGCTTCAGAGTGATATATGTACATGCCAAAGGGAAAGGCAAACAAGACAAGCACAAAGCAAGGAGGACAAAGCTATGACGAACATTTTTGAAGAAACCTACAACCGCATCGCAGAAGCAAAGAAATCTTATGCAGAAGCCACCACCGCCGAGGGCAGGGACGCCGCAAGAGATACGGCGAAGGCAGCAGAGGACAGGATAGACGAGATGGGCGACATCGCCCACAAGATCTACAGAGCCTACGAGAAATCAAGAGACAACGAGAACGAGATTTTAAACTTCGACGACATCATCTGGGACAGGGATGTGGAAGCCCTCACCGCCTGCATGAAGGAGAACGGAATCAAGGCCTTCACCTACTCCTGCCGGGCAACCGACGCGGTCGAGACGCTTTGGCTTTTCAAAGAGGCAGGCTGCACGATCGGCGAGATGGTCGAGGTCAACCTCAGGAAGGACTTCTTCGGAAACGGCTACGAAAAGGGCCACGCCTTCAAGATGATCCTGAACTGAAAACGGCAAAGGAGGAAGCCCCACACCGGGGCCTCTTCCTCGTACAGGATACACTGATTCCAAGACCGATCTTTGTGACATATATTCGTCGATTCTCCTTGCTATATACCCGGCGCAGAGTGATATATGTACATGCCAAAGGAAAAGGCACACCAAGAAAACGGAGGACAAAAACCATGTGGAACAAAGGAAGCATTAAGATCGGGAACCAGACATTCACCTACTGCGCAAAGGTCTACGGAGAGCCAAGTGAGGAATACGGCATTGAGGGCGGCAAGATCAGTAAGCTTGAGATTCGCCTTTGCGACTTCCCGGTTGCCAGATACGACAGAGGATGGGATATCGAGCCGGAAACGGAAAACGCACAGCTTGCGGTGGCAGCTATCCTGCACAGCCTGAACTAAAAAAGCATATTCCGGGAGGGAGCCAAACGGCTCTTTCTCTCGTACACATACATACCACATGGGACGGGATCGCTTCGGCGGTCCTTTTTTGATGGACAGAAAGGAGGTGTTCCCTATGGCGACCAGAGGAAGAAAGCCGACCCCAACAGCAATCAAGGAGCTGGAAGGAAATCCGGGAAAAAGAAAATTGAATGAGAACGAGCCAAAGCCAGAGCGGAAAGCACCTGCCTGTCCGAAGTGGCTCGATAAAGATGCCAGAAAGGAATGGCACCGGCTGGCGAAGAAGATGGAGGCTCTTGGAATCCTTACAGAAGTCGACATGGCAGCCTTCGCTGGATACTGTCAGTCCTACGCCAGATGGAAGGAAGCAGAGGAGTTCATCAGCCAGCACGGTTCGATCGTGCGAACGCCTTCCGGATACTGGCAGCAGGTCCCGCAGGTGTCGATCGCTCAGACCTATATGAAGCAGATGGGAAAGTTTGCGACGGAGTTCGGTCTGACTCCGGCATCGAGATCGCGGCTGATTGCGGATGCCGGAAAAACAAGCCCGGGTGATGAGATGGACGAGCTCTTAGGAGGTGATCCGTAATGGAGGAACGTCCTGAGGATATGCCAAAGCTCACGGACTATCAGCCAACCCGGTTCATGCTGCCGACGTCTCATTATGATGCATCGAAAGCAGACCGGGCGGTGAAGTTCATCGAGATGCTCCGACACACCAAAGGTAAGTGGGCCGGAAAGCGTTTCTGGCTCCTTCCGTGGCAGGAACAGATCATCCGGGATCTCTTTGGGATCGTGAAGCCCGACGGGAACCGGCAGTTCCGGACAGCTTACATCGAAATCGGAAAGAAGAATGGAAAGTCAGAGCTTGCTGCTGCGGTGGCTTTGTATCTTCTCTATGCAGACAACGAGCCGTCTGCTGAAGTCTATGGTGCTGCGGCAGACCGGCAGCAAGCATCCATTGTCTTTGATGTTGCTCATCAGATGGTAAACATGACACCGGCGCTTTTGAAGCGCTCTAAGATCATGGCTGCAAGTAAGCGGATTGTGAACTACTCAAACGCTGGATTCTACCAGGTGCTTTCGGCAGAGGTAGGAACGAAACACGGCTTGAATGTATCCGGGCTTGTGTTCGATGAGGTTCACGCGCAACCCACTAGAAGACTCTTCGATGTACTCACACAAGGGTCTGGTGATGCACGTGAACAGCCATTGTATTTCCTTATTACAACGGCGGGTACAGATAAGAATTCAATCTGCTACGAGCTGCATCAGAAGGCAAAAGATATCCTTTCCGGACAGCGCGTGGATCATACCTTTTATCCAGTCGTCTATGGACTGGAAGAAGGAGAAGACTGGCACGATGAGAAGAACTGGTATAAGGCAAATCCAAGTCTCGGGCAGACGATCGACATTGAGCGTGTCCGGGAGCATTACCACGAGGCGATGGAGAATCCGGCAGAGGAAGCGGTGTTTAAGCAGCTCCGACTTAATATGTGGGTATCCAGTACGACCGCCTTCATTCCGGAGCAGGTCTTTGATCAGGGCAATGAGCCGATTGATCTGGACAGCCTCCGGGGAAGGGAGTGCTACGGCGGTCTCGACCTTTCGGAGATATCACCGCGCTGGTATTGATGTTCCCGCCGAGAGACGAGACGGAGAAATACATCTGCCTTCCGTTCTTCTGGGTACCGGAAGACACGATTCCGATCCGGGTGCGCCGGGCATCAGTCCCCTATGATGTGTGGGTGAAGCAGGGATACATGAAAGCGACCGAAGGAAATGTGATCGACTACAATTTTATCGAGAAGTTTATCCTCGACCTCTACAAGATCTACAACATCAAGGAGATTGCAGTCGACCGCTGGAATGCGACCCAGCTCATCATTAACCTGCAGGACGATGGGATGACAATGATTCCCTTCGGGCAGGGATTTAAGGATATGTCCCCTCCTACGAAAGAGTTCTACAAGCTGATGATGGAGGGAAAGATCATCCACGGCGGCAATCCGGTCCTTAAGTGGATGGCTCTGAACGTGGTGGTTGATCGAGACGCAGCTGACAACGTGAAGCCCACGAAGGCAAAATCGCCTGAAAAAATCGACGGTATCGTCGCTGCAATCATGGCGCTGGATCGCTGTATCCGGCAGGAACATGCAGAGAGTGTTTACGACAGTCGTGGGCTGATCACATTTTGATGGAGGAGTAATCGATGGGATTTAAGGATTTATTCCACAGAAGGAAGGTGAGAGCGGATCCGCAGGATATGACATCCGGGAGCGTGTACCGGGCTTATTACGGACATACTTCTTCCGGGAAGACCGTGACAGAGCGAAGCTCCATGCAGGTCACCCTCTACAAAGAAGAGGATGGCAGCAAGGTAAAGGCAACGGACCATCCTTTGTACTTCCTTCTCCATAGCGAGCCGAACGAGGAGATGACAGCCTATTCCTTCTGGGAGACCCTCATGACACACCTTCTTCTGTGGGGTAATGGCTTTGTGCAGATCATCCGAAACGGCAAGGGAGAAGTCACAGCGCTGTATCCTCTGATGCCAAACCGCATGACCGTGGACCGCGATGAGAACGGGCACATCTATTACCAGTACCTCTGGTCCAAGGGATCCGATGCGCCGACGATGAAGGAGACGATCGTAAAGCTCTCTCCCCATGAGGTGATGCAGATCCCGGGGCTCGGTTTCGATGGCCTTGTCGGATACAGTCCGATTGCGATGGCAAAGAACTCGATCGGGCTCTCGATGGCCTGTGAGGAATACGGCTCGAAGTTCTTTGAGAACGGAGCAGCGCCTTCCGGTGTCCTCGAGCATCCGGGTATCCTGAAGGATCCGGAGAAGGTGAGAGACAGTTGGCAGGCAGCATTCGGCGGCAGCCAGAACGCCGGAAAGGTAGCCGTTCTCGAAGAGGGGATGAAGTATTCGCCAATCTCCATCAATCCGCAGGAGGCACAGTTCCTCGATACGAGAAAGTTCCAGATCGATGAGATCGCCCGAATCTTCCGGGTACCTCCCCATATGATAGGCGACCTCGAACACGCGACTTTTTCGAACATCGAGGAACAGTCGCTCGAATTCGTGACCTACAGCCTGCAGCCTTGGCTGACCCGAATCGAGTCCGCGATCTCCCGGTCGCTTCTCACCCCGGAAGAGAAGAAGATCTACTACGCGAGGTTCAACGTGGATGGACTGCTCCGCGGTAATTACGCTTCCCGCATGCAGGGCTATGCGACTGGCATCAGCAACGGTTTTATGTGCGTAAATGATGTCCGGCGCTTGGAGAACATGGATCTTGTTCCGGATGAGGAAGGCGGCAACCTGTTTCTCGTGAACGGCAGCATGACGCCTCTCCGGAGCGCAGGGGCTGCCTACCAGAGTGCTTCCGGTGGCGATGATTCATCAGAACAAGATGATCCGAAGAAGCAGGAAGAGACTGAGCAGGAACAGGAGCCGGAGGAAGATACCAAAAATACAAAACCCCGCAAAAGGGGAAGGAGGAACTCATGAACAAGTTTTGGAAGTGGGTGCGAAATAAAGCACCGGATGGAGAAGATCCGGATCTTGCGGAACGCACGCTGTTTTTGAACGGGACCATCGCTTCTGAGAGCTGGTTTGACGATGACGTCACTCCGGCTCTTTTTAAGTCCGATCTGGATTCCGGGAAAGGACCGATCACGGTCTGGATCAACTCGCCGGGTGGAGATGTCTGGGCGGCAGCACAGATATACAACATGCTTCTGTCCTATGTTGGCAAGGTCACAGTGAAGATCGACGGCCTTGCCGCATCGGCAGCATCGGTCATTGCAATGGCAGGAGATGAAGTCCTTGTCAGTCCGGTTTCGATGCTGATGATCCATAACCCGTCCACGATGGCGATGGGCGACAAGGATGATCTCGCGCAGGCGATTTCCATGCTGGACTCCGTGAAGGATTCCATCCTGAATGCCTACGTGAAGAAGACCGGTCTTTCCAAGAACAAGCTCTCAAAGCTCATGGATGATGAGACCGCCGGACGAGGGTGATCCGGATGAGAAAGAGCCGGAGAAATCCAAGGAACAGGAAGATCAGCCGGCACAGGAATCCGAGGATCCTGAGAAGAAGGACAAGGATTTGATCCACACAGGATTCCTTTATTCCAGTCGCCAGATGGCGGCTGATTTCACCAACAAGGTGAAGAAACACTACGCAGTAATCAGTAAAGCAGAGGAAGGCCGGAGCGTGGATGCTCTCATGGATCGTCTGAATCTGCTGCGCACAATGATGTGAGGAGGAAAACACATATGAACGTACAGGATTTGATTGCAAAGAGAGCAAGAGCGTGGGAGGCAGCGAAGTCCTTCCTCGAAGCTCACAGAGGAGAGAACGGTGTTCTCTCTGCGGAAGATGATGCAACTTATGACCGCATGGAGAAGGAGATCACGGATCTCACCAAGGAGATCGACCGACTGAACCGTCAGGCCGCAATTGAAGCGCAGCTGAATCAGCCGACTTCTTCTCCGCTTTCCAGTATGCCGTCTGGCACTGGAGAGAAGCCGAAGAAGCAG